TTTTTCTTCTTCACGTTATTTTTTCCACTGTTTTCTTGCTACAGCCTGTGATTTTTTACTTAACTCTTTATAGTGAAAGAGCTTTTGAGAAGATTTTGAATGAGTTTTACCGCTATGCAACTGACCATTCGGCATTTTGTGAGTGCCACCTTTCCATACTTTACCAGTTTTTGTATAATGATTAACACCTTTCATTTGTATTTCCTATTACCATTTAACTTTATGACTCCAATACCGAGCTGATAATTTGCTTGGTTTAGCGTCTTGTGCGTTATGCCTTGCGTAATAAGATTTACGTCTTGCTTTATCTTTGGCAGACTTTGGATTTTTTCCAGCTCCTCTTACGCCTTGTTGTCCGAAACGTATTAACTTAGTTGTGCTTCCAACTTTAGCAACAACTACGTGTGATTTTTTTGGATGATTAGGAGTTCTTTTAGGTTTGTTATAGCCACTTACTCCTGCTCTTTTAAGTTTCGGATCTTTTTTCTTAGGCACTTCTATTTTCTTTTTTTCTTTTTTCTGTACATATTACTAGCATTTTTTTTTATTTTTTTACCAACTTTACTATGTTTCTTTTTACCGTACATAAGATCTCCTTTTATTTCTTTCTTGTATATCTTTCTGCATAGTAGTTGTGCGTAACTCAATATCTGTACGTTTACCTAAGTTACTCATCTTAAAAAGATTAGTTGTAAACTTAGGCTCTGAAGTTTTTTGTCCACAACTTCTGCAATAAAACCAATTTTGTTTATTTTCTGCTTTACAATTTACGCAGTATTTCATTTGTTCTCCATTTAATTCTTTGGATTTTAGGGCAAGCCCTTTATACGACCTGCCCTACAGTTCCCACTGTTATCTTTATTTATTCAGATTATGAAACGTAAGAATCATCCATTTCTATATACTCAACGATGAATCTTAAAGCACCTGTATTTGCTGTAAAATTACCAGCACTTGACGTTGCTGTAAAATGAACATCAGTAGCAGAAGCTCTATAAGATCCAGCTAAAGTACCCATTATTGCAGTACCTCCTAAAGCAGCTGTTAAAACATCATCAGTTGATGTTCCAACTCCAGCAGCAACAGAAGCGGATGAAGCTTCAAGGCAATCAGCGTCTAAAGTACCGGTAAATTGTGTTCCAGCAGCAGCAGTTCCAGCAGAAACTCCAACGTTTCCACTAGCTTGAGCGAGAGCTTCTTCAACAATACAAGTTAACCTTGTAATAATTGATTTAGCAGGTACAGAAATAGCACCAGAAGCAATTGTCGTAGCCGCATCTCCGTGTTTCACAACTTTAGATTTAATCTTAA